TCCGCTAATGCGTCTGTACGTTGTTTTTGATACATCGCTTCGTTCCACTGGCGAGTTTTTTTGTTTAAGGATCCTTGTGTTATTGCGTTTATGCCTGTTGAGGCTAATGATGCTGCTGCTGTGATAATTGCTGGATCCATTTTGTTTGTGTTTGTGTTTTGCATTGACTCTAGGTCGTTTTTTTGTGTTATTCGTGCTTTTGTCCTTGTCGTACCTTCGCGTCCTTTTTTACTCATTAACACTGGTTTTTTAACCTAGTGTCAATTAGCACTAATATATCAAGTAGTATTAGTGCTTTTCTGCCGCGCTTCGCTTGCCTTCCACTTTGTCGGGGATCGGCGAAGCCGTCCCCTAAAAAGTGGTGTTTTTTAGAGTTTTTACGTTTTACTCTTGGTTTTCATCGACTACGTCGGTGATTTTGTTTTTATCTTTTGCATTTTTCTTGGCTAATGCAGTTTTTAACTTTAAGTCTATTTGTTTTAATTCTTCTCTTGCTTGTGTAGCAAGTTCTTCGCGTTCCGCTAAATCTAATGTTTCAGGATCTTTTGCATATCCTTCTCCTTCTTCCCAGATAGGTGTTTTTGCTCCGTCAATTGGTAGACCTTTTGCGTATCGTATTAATATCTCACGCATTGACATTGTTTGATCTGGTAATGTTTCTGATGGTTGTGTGTTGACTTCTCCTTTATATGGAAAGTCATTGGCGTTGCCAGTGTTTTTTAATGTTCTCATAGTTTTTGTCTTTGTAATGATTGTTTTTTGTTTCTACGAAATTGGTTAAGATGTCTTTGTACTATATGGAAATCGAAATTTTCTATTCCTATCTCCTTTAATAAGTCGTCTGTTTGTTTTTCGGCTAATTGTTTCATATGTATTGAAATCATGAATTTTTCGCCGTCTTTGTACATTTTGTCTTTATAGTATCTTGGCATTGATGCCTTTTTTCCATCTTTTAATGGAAGATACATTCGTTCTTCTAGTTTATTTTTATGCCATTTTATGGCTTGTGGTGTGAGATAAGATTTTCCTAGTCCTTTTGACATTATTGAAAATTCTTTTTGTCTATCGTCTTGTTGATACATTGGAATTTGTTTTTCTTTTGATATATATTTTAAAGTATACCCAATACTAGCATCGTTAACATCGCCAAAATGGCAATGACCGATAGTAGTATTATTAAGATTCCAAGCGCTCTCAACGCTGTTACAATTACCATTAAAAAGGATAATATGATAATGTGGGCGTTGCGTTTGATCGCCATATTCGCCCACTGCGTAGTAAGATATTTTTTCATGAGTTAATTTTCTTAATCTTTTGAAAAATTTTTGTAAATCTGTTTTACGTAATGTTTGTAGTCCGTTTTCTGTTGTAGGCACGTTTAATTCGTCGTAAGTTAAGGTAACGAATTGTGATGTGTTGCTTACTTGGCCATGTTTTGTTAATCGGAAACTCCACCCGCTTATTCGTCTCTTCTGACAGGGTGGGCATTTCCCACATGGAAAAGGAATGTAGCCCATTGTGACTCCATTCACTATTTCCATTTTTTTGTAGTAGGGTGTTATGCATCTTGTTGACATGTTAGAAATTTGGAGTTCCAAATTTAGGCATTGGCCTAACTGCTTTTATTTTATGCATTATTTGACAATACAAATTGTCCTCTCCGTCCTGTACTGCGAAAATTCTTTCGACTTGTTCAGGTGTACATTCTATAAATGTTTGGTTTAATGATGGTTGTGTTGCAAAGATTCTTCCTAAATGCCAATAATCTAATATTGTCCTAAAATCTCCTGCAACTCTTGATGGTTGATATTTGTATTCGGCATAACGTGGTACGTATCCGAATGTATCATTTGCTGTTGCTGTGTATGCGTATAGCTCGTTATTTGTTACCGGTTGTTCGCCAATATGAGCAAATGATGGCCAAAAGAAATCTAATGGGTCTAATTTTAAATATGTTTTTGGTATTCCTTGTTGATATGCAGGTTGTGGCATTACGGACATAATTCCGATAATGTATCCATGTTCTTCGCAAAAATAATTACCATATTTTCCTGTTGATACTGCTACTCCATGACCTGCCATGTTACCTTGTGGTTCTGCCTCTGTTGCAGATGTGTTTAATACTTCAGATATAATAACAGGTGTTTTTATACCTGTAATATATTCTGGTCTCTGTAATCTTTTGTCTGATGATCTAACACCGAAATGCATTAAGATGTTTTCGATGTATCTTGTTCCGCCTCTAGCGTTTTTTTCTAACCATTCTTGTAATCTAAATGCTCTGCGTAAATCATTTATTGTTGTTGGTTCTACTGATACCTCGGATGTTTTTGCAAACATTCCGCTTGTTTGAGCCCACATTCCATTACCTGTTGGTATTTCGTTTCCTATATATTCTGTTCCATTGAAGAAACCTGTTGAATCGTATACTCCTGTATTTACATTATATCCAGCTACTTCATCGTTATTAAATAATACTCTTGCGTCTCCTGTTAAAGTACCTAATGGTATATCTACTGCTGCTCCTTTTTGTGCAAAGGGTAGGGATGCTGTGAAATAGTCATGTTCCCATGCTCTTTGTCTTGTTTTTACTAATGTTGATATTACTCCAGTATTGTCTCCGTCTGATAATTGATATGGTACTTCTGGTACTAAATTTTCGTCTCTATAAAATTCGTTATAAATTGCTTGATAGGCTGCAATTGGTAATGCGTTTAATTGTTGTATAACTCCTGTTCCTATATTGGGAGGAATACCCATATAATCAAGATGTTTTTTTTGTGCAGTTGTTAATGTATCTGCATAATCTATAAATGGTAATGGATATGGTGAATTGGCATCTACTATATATTTTTCCCAATTTTCCCATGTTAATCTGTTAGGTACAAAGAAGTAGTGTACTGATACGTCCATGCGATGCATGACAGGTGCGACCATAGGGGCGAATCTGATAAGACTATCGCAGCCTATTTGAAAGCTGTCGCCTGGTACACATTCTGTTACTAATACAGGTGTTAAGTTGCCCATTTTCATGGACATTTTTACGTCATGACTTAAGTCGAAGACGTTTTTTTTCGGTTTTTCTACTTGTACCGAGTTGAAGATGTTTTTTCCCATTGTTGTTGGTTTTTTGTTGATAAGTTTTTGAATTAAAGACGAATTCCGCCACGACTAACATAGTACGTGCGTAGTTTTTTGCTCTTTCCTTTAGAGTAAGTTCCTCTTTTTTTGTAGCTTTTGCTACGTTTTCTGTAGGCCATGTTGTTGATTTTTAATGGTTTATAATTCTATTTAACATAATGTTTTGCTTATAATTAACATACAGTTAAGTATGTATCAGTAAGTTATGATTTTTATTTGATATTTTATTTTATTCCCCTACCCTAGGTTATTTTAATAATGCTGATACTAATATTTTTACTAATGAAGATGATAATGGGCCTGCGGCACCAACATAGTCATCTATTTGTTGTTTCCATTTTGCTTCTATTGCTGTTATATTGTTTTTGGATAATTGGCCTACTGTTATAGCTTTTATTTGTTCAGCCATAAATCCTTTTAATGCAGTTTCTGCTTGTACATTTTGTCCCATCATCATTTGATATTGTCTTGATGCTATTGTTGATTCAATTTGTTCTTCTAATAGTTTAAATCTTGGGCCATATAAATCTTGAGATAATATTGACAAATTTATATCTTGTATAAATTTTTGAGTTTGTTGTTTTATTCTTTCATTGGATAAACCTGGTTGTAATGATCTATCTGGTAATGTTTGTTCTTTATATGTATTGTCAAGTTTTAATCCTGCTATTTGTTGTTTTTGTATTTCTAATGCGTTTTGTTGTTGTTGTACCCCAAAGTATTGGGATACTATTTGACCTCCGTCGATTTGTGGTGCGTTTGGCGACCATGATTTTGTATCTGTTGATCGTACGGGTTGTGATATTGAGTTTGCACCTCCACCATATATAAGGTGGGGGGAAAGTCCCGCTTCTTTTAATCGTGCCATTTGTTGTAGTGGTGCGTTATACTCATTTGTTCTTGCCCAGTCCGCTAATGCGTCTGTACGTTGTTTTTGATACATCGCTTCGTTCCACTGGCGAGTTTTTTTGTTTAAGGATCCTTGTGTTATTGCGTTTATGCCTGTTGAGGCTAATGATGCTGCTGCTGTGATAGTTGCTGGATCCATTTTGTTTGTGTTTGTGTTTTGCATTGACTCTAGGTCGT